GTAAAACGCATGGCGCAGTTCAACCGTCACCGCAAGAAGTCGGTTGTTGCTCCGGAGTATAAGAACGAGCCATGGAGAGACGCTGGTCATGTTGCGTGGCTGCTGTGGGGCGGCACTACGGGCGTAGACTGGGCCAAGGGCATTACTGCGCGAGTGCAGAAGCGCCAAGTTACTGACGACCTGTTTACTGATCAACTTGGTGCGATGGCACGATCTGTTGACATTGGTCTCGAGGGTGATGTCCATGTAGTCGTCGTGGATGGTCAACTCTACTACCGTCCAGGTGAGGACGAGGAAGACTACGTCGAGGCTCTGTGGGACGGACCAGAGGAAGACGAAGAAACTGACGACGACGAGTCAAATGGGGACTTGCTCGATACTGCAATCCGTGCTATCCTCGGTGCTGTGATGGAAAAGTCTTCTGACATCAGCTCCTCTGTCAACATCATCAAGGCAGACGATGAGCAAAGAATCGTGTGGGGATGGGCATCCGTCGCTACCGAGAATGGAGAGTCTGTCTTTGACATCCACGGTGATCATATTCCGATGGAAGAGTTGACAAAGGCTTCGGTAGACTTTATGCGGAATTATCGTGTCGGTAAGACTGAACATTTTGGCAAGCAGACGAGCGAAGTCATTGCAATGCTGCCCTTGTCAAAGTCTCTGGCTGAGGCGCTTGATATCCAAACAAATCGCGAAGGTCTGATCGTCGGATTTAAAGTCTACGACGATAAGACATGGGAAGGCATCAAATCTGGTGATCTACCTGCGTTCTCTATCGGTGGAAGAGGTGAACTCCATGCGGCAGAATAAGCGCAACGTCATTAAGAATCTGGTCTTGAACGAGATCAGTCACGTGAGCGATCCGGCAAACAAAGGATCGACCGTCGTGCTGTGGAAGCGAGCTGATGCAACGAAAGGAGGGGATCTAATGACTCCCGAGGAACTCACGAAAAAGCTTGAGGAGCTCGAGACTCAAGTCTCCGACCTCGAGAAATCGAACATGGACTACAAGTCCAAGTACGATAAAATGATGGAAGCTATGAAAAAAGCTGGCGTCAAAATGGAAGAGAAAGACGGCGAGATGATGATCTCGAAGTCTGCAGAACCTGTTGAGGAATATCTTGACATTGCTGGTGAGAAAATCGCCAAGTCGTCGATTCCTGCACCTGTTCTGGCTCAGCTGGAGAAAAGTGCTAAAGAAGCAGATGATCTCCGCAAGGCTGCTGAATACGTCGAGCTGAAGAAGCGCGCTGTTGAGGCAATGCCAAACATGGCTGGCACCGAAGACCACAAAGCCCACTTGATGAAGGCTGTTGAGTCTATCGCAGATGAGGCTGTCCGTGAAGAGATCGTCAAGTCGATCAAAGCCGCTGACGCCGCAGTGAAGAAGTCGTTCGAAGAGCGTGGTTCCGACCATGTCGACGAAACCTCCCCCGCTGCTCGCCTTGAAAAGATGGCGCAAGACTATGCCGCTGAGAAGGGTATGACCTATCACTCGGCATATGTCGAAGTGATCAAGACTGCTGAAGGTCGCAAGCTGGCGACTGAAGTGCAGAACCGCAACTAAGCCTGAGGAGAATACAGATGGCTTTCGAGGAAAACAAAATCTCTGTGACGCTCCCGGCAAGCGGGAACCTTTCTGCGTCGCAGTACTGCTTCGTCGAGGTTAACTCGAGCGGGCAAGCTGCTGTCGCTGGTGACGGCGCACACGCTGACGGCATTCTGCAGAACGATCCCGCTGCTGCTGGTCGCGCTGCTGAGGTTGCAATCAGTGGTGTTG